GTTCTCTTTTATCCAGGCACGGCGTTCCCGCTGAATCTTGGCGTTGTAGCCCGGATGCTCCTTGCGCCATTTTGCAGTTCGCTCGATTTCACGCTCGCGGTTGGCCTCGTACCAGGCTTTATGCGACTTGCGCTTGATTTCCTTCTTGCCTGGCTTAGCAATCCACCGTGCGGCGCGTCGGCGTTGCGACTCGCGGCCTTTCTCACTGTGGTCGTAGCGGTAATGGCGTTCTTTCTGCTTTTCCTTGTCGTGGGCCCTTTTGCGCTGGAGCGGGTCTTTGCTGCCAAGAGACGGTTCTACGACGGGCTTGGGCATCTGGCGTTCGATTGCCTCGTCCGCGAGCTTTGCCATCTTTTCCCGGAGCAATTCATTGAAGGTCTTTTTTTTCGGTCTACCGCGTTTTGCCATTGTTAACCTCATACCTTATTGCTGGTACATTTGTTGCACTTGAAAACTTTTCCAAGGATCATGTTCGGCACCATTGTGCCGGCGTTGCTGTACTTACCGCACCAAAAGCAGCATTTCTTGATTTCATACTGAGGCGGCTTGTGGTTCTCATAGATTTTCATGATTTTCTCCTTATGAAAAGTTTGCCCTCCGGCGGCGGTCTTTGTGTATGTTTACGTTTTTAGAAGAAGTTTGAAATATGGGTTTAACTTTCAGTTGATGCTCGCCATCGGGCTAAAGGGTTGCCCGCGCACGGTTGGTTTATAGGGGAGTATTTTACACATGTGTTGTGGTAAAATGCCGTGCGCGAGCTTAATGTTTATTCGTTTGCTTCTTTGATTTTGGCAAGATGCCTTTTAAACTTATTTCTTGCGATTCCGCGTGGGAAACTGTATTGTTCAGACAGCTCTTTCATTGTTTCTTCCATAGCCAAAGCGATATTATCTATTGACGTAGAGTCTTCCAGGTTGTACAGGCTTTTTGCGCATGTGGAATTCATTTTATTTTTCTCCTTTTGCAGATTCTTCTTTAAGAACTTTGTCAATCCAATTGGACGCTGTTGCGACTCCGTGAATAAGAATTCCGGTTTGGTCTTTCCCAAGTAAAAAAGGACCAACAGCGTTGAAAACATCTTTTGCGTTTTTAAGACATTCAATAACGTCTTCTTGGTGGTTTGTTGGCAGTGGCATGGTTTAGTCCTCGTTTTCGTCTTCGGTGGATTCTTTGTTTTTGGTTACTTCCAGTCCGCTTTTGTGCTCTTCAGGATCTTTGTCCGGGGCGAAGCGGATTGCGTTGTAGTAATCGGTGTTAGTCGGAATTTCTTCGAGGTTTTCTTCCGGGATATGCAGCGGAACAAGGCCGACGATCAGGCGGCTGTAAAATGCGAGGTGAAGGCCTGGACGTCCCTTCTTGTCCTTCTTTCCGTAAAGGCGGATTGCAACAGAGTTGCTTGTATTTTGCTCCATTGCAGTGACTACCTTGTCGATGGCGTTGAGCCCGCTGGGGATAAATACGGCCCCGGTTTCGGATACGTGCTGCAAGCCTTCGGCCTTCGGTAATATTGCTTCAACATTGGGATAGTCAAAAGTCTGATTCGGATCCAACGTGTCGAGCATTCCCTGGCCGCAATTTTTGATGAAGAATTCCTTTTTCTTTGCTGAAATCAAGGCAAAACCGTTGGCGTATTCGATTGCCTGCATGTCGGCATAGAAAGCGAGTTCTTCGATTTCCTTATGGTCCATGTGGCCGTTCAGGTCGAGAATTGCGAGTCGGTGGCCATCACTAGCGTAAGCCAGCTGAGTCTTGAAGCTTACGAAAATTGCGGTGAGTGCGGCACGGTTGCCCTTGACTTTGGCGGTGCACTGCTTGTTCATTGCCTTCAAGGTGTTGGCAAGTATTTCGAATTCAGTTTTTTCTTTTGCCATGGGGATTATTCCTCCTCGTTTTCGAGATTGTCTTCGTCAGGTTCTTCCGCATCGTCTTCCGGGATGGCAGCGGCTGCGTTTCGTTCGAATTCTTCGCGGCTGTCCATTTCCAGGAATTCGCGGACGTCGTCATCGACGCCTTTGTACCAGTTCACGATGTGGTCGGCGACTTCGTCAAGGAAATTGCCGGCGGCATCGTGTTGGTGTTTCAGGTAGGTTTCCGTGTCGCCGTTCTCGTCTTCATACACGCGGTCCAACGCTTCCAGAATGAACGCCTTTGCGGTGGTGCTGATGTTTCCGAAAACGCCCTTGAGCTTGTCTGTGACAATACGCTTTTCTTCTTCGCTGGCGGCCTTGCGTACCTTGTCTCTGCGGCTGTAGTCCATGTGGTTCATTTGCCAATCCCAGGAGTCCGGGTCTTCGTTGCGGTCGGCATCGTCTGCGCAATCGTCTTCTTTGTCGTAACCTTCCTTGCGGAAAAAGAATCCGTATTCGGCGGTTTTCTCCTCAATCCAGAACATCGGCTTCTTGCCTTCAGCGATGCAGTCCTTGTAGAACTTGGCGTCGTCTTCATTGTCGGAATTTTCGCTGACATAGCCGTTCAGTTCGTACATTGCGTCCGTCTGTTCGTCTTCCGGGACTTCGGTCATACCTTCCTTGATAAACTTCTTGCGGAGCGATTCAACGTGCTTGGCGACCTGCTTGTTGAAGCATTCGCGGTCAAGGCAATAGCAACAGGTGACGTCGCCGAACAGGTCCGTCTGCTTGTCGCTGCGGTTCTCGCAGTTCTTGCAGACTTTCTTGGCGTCGAACGGAGCGCGTTCCAGGAGCGGCTTTTCGTTCATGATGGCGTGCTTCAGTTCTTCGGGTGATTTCCATTTGGCCATGTCGAGCCACTTCTCGACATCTTCCGGGCGGCACATCGTGAGCACTTCGGCGTGGCCCAAATTGATTTTGCCGGCTGCCAGGTATTCCATCGCCTTTCCACCGAGTTCGGCGATACGGCGGCGACCTTCGGCCCAGCGGGCGGTCTTGCCGAACATCGCTGCAATTTCCGTGCGGCTCTTGCCCTGGGCAAAGAGCTTCTGTACGGCGTTTGCCTCGTCCACTGCGGTCATGTTCTCGCGCACGATGTTCTCGGCTGTAGCGAGTTCGTAGGCCTTCTCATCGTCGGCATCGATCACGATGCAGGGAATGGCGGCGAGACCGAGTTCCTTGCAAGCCTTGAAGCGGCGGGAACCTGCAATTACCTTCCAGTGTTTGTTCGGCTGGTTGCCGCGCACGACGATGGGCTGCAGGAGCCCGTTCGCCTTGATGGATGCCTTAAGGTCTTCGACGTTCTCGATGCGGGTGCGCGGGTTGTCGTCGTTCTCGTCGATACTTGCGACATTGATGATGCGCAAGTTTTCGTTGGATTTTTCCTTTTTCATTTCGATGCCTTTTTCCTTGTGGTTGTTTTCAATTCTTTCGATCAGGGCTTCGACTTCGTCGATTTCGCGCTTGCCCGGGAACGGAATGCCGTGTCGGTTGCAAAACACCCTGCATGCCCTGATGCTTCGGCCTTGCGGGCATACCCCGCAGCGCATGATCTTCACGTCAATGTTGGTCCATGTCTTGAATGTCTTGTCGTACTTTTTCATGCGTGCGGGCCCTTCGCTCTAGTCCTTTGTCAAGCTGTAGAATGCGCGGAGCCCGCGCATCTGCGCCTTGGCGTCCTCGATGGCGGAGTGCTTGAGCACGTTGCCTTCGGCGTCCTTGATTACCGGGAACAGTTTCTTTACCGTTCTGTAGTCGCACTGCATCCAGTAAATCCACGGGCAACCGTTGAAGCCGTAAGCCTCGAAAAAGCGGTTGAGGATGGGGAAGTCGAAATCGATTCCGCAGCTCCATACCTTGAACTTGTCGAACTTGCCGGTATTGAAGTTTTGCATGACCCACTGCTTGAAATCGGCGATTCCCTGAATAGGGTCGGTGTCGCCGCCGAAGGCTTCCTCGAAGGCTTCCTTGCCCTGCGACTGCCACCATGTCATGGTGCTGTCGGTGTCGAAAAGGCCCTGTACGCTTTGCGACTTGGCGTCGAAGCGGCGGTAGAATTCCACCTGCTGGCCGTCCTTGTCAAAGCCGAAGGCACCGAGGCTCAGGACCTTGCAGCCCGGCTTGTCGCCCGATGTTTCTATATCTACCATTAACTCGTTGATCATTGTGCTATTCCTTGATATTCGTTGTGTCTTGCCATGGTGTACTTGATTGCCTTGATGCTGTCGGCGTAGAGCCTGGTGTGCGACTTGGCAAGGGTTTCGCACAGCTCGGTTACACTCTTGTGGGGTTTCCCGCTGATCTCTATCCTGTCGATTTTTTCGCAAGAGACAAAGACGCTTACCACGTATGACCCGCAAAAGGTTTTGCCCTTAAGGCGAGTGACTTCGTTCATTGTTCTCTCCATTCCGGTGGGTAGCTGAGCGGTTCTGCTCCAGGTGTTCCGCTCGGCAAAAGTTTCTTGCTGAAGTTCGGATTCGGGCGGCGGTGCACATCGTAGTTGAAGCTGAGCAGCCGCACCATCTTGCGCTTGAAATCGCTGATCTGACCGATGGTCGCGTCAGGGTCGCGCCTGCGGATATACCAGCGGAACTCCTTAGCCTTGCCGACCTTGGTGCAGAGCATTTCGAGGGCTCGCCAGAAGTTATGGCGCTTCACGGCTTCCTCGGCCTGCTCCGCCGTCAGCGGGCGCTGTTGTCTCTTCGGTTTCCGCATGGCGTACTCCTAGACGGCTTCCATCGGAGAAAGATTCTTGACGGGTTCGAACGAGAGCGACACGTGCTGCCCTGCGGACTGGCTCCAGCTCCAGCGGAATGCGTCGCGCATGGTCATAATGCCGAGGTCTTCGCCGTTTGCGCGGACGAGGAAAAGTTTTTCTTCTTTATTCATGGTTTTCTCCTTTTAGAACGGCAAGTCTTCGTCGACTGCGGTGTTAGATTCCGGATTGGTGGCGGCGGCACCTTCCTGCGCGGCCTGGTTCTTGTCGGTGGTGCGGTGGCCCGTGAGTTCGATGCCGGTGCAGTTCAGGGCTCCCGTCGTGCGCGGAATGCCGTCGTTGTCGGTCCACTCGTTGATTTCCCAACGGCCAGTGACGCACACCTTGTCGCCCTTGCCCAGGTGGACCTTGCGGGCGTAATTTGCGGAGCCCCAAATGACGACCGGAATCCAGTCGGTGGGGCGGCTGCCGTCTTCGCGCTTGTAGTTGCGGTCCACGGCGATGGAAAAGCGAACGCGCTCCTTTCCGCTGGGCATGGTGGTGATTTCAGGATTGTTGCCGAGGCGGCCGACAAAAGTGCATACATTCGTAGACATAAAACTCCTATGCGGTAATAGCGTTAGAAACTTGGTTGATGATTGCCTGGGCTTCGCTCACGACGGCCTTGCGGTCGACCGGAGGGAGTATTTTCTTGCCTGCCTGGATAAGCGGTGCGTAAACTTGCGCGAGCTGCTTGAATGCGGGAAGCCTGCGCAAATCCTCGTCTTCCTTGAACGGGAGCCACGAATGCGCGATGCGCTGTTCGCACTGGAATCCGATGTAGCGCTGCTTCATGCAGAATTCAAGGTCGGCGATGGTGGCGGCGTGCGGCATCATTCCGATGTCTTCGTGGTACTGGTGCGCGTCGGCGAAGAGCGAACGAAGCTTGCGGGTGCAGCAGGGAATCTTGTCGATGAACATGACGGTCATTGCGAGGTCGGCGTCGTTAAGGCGTTCGCCGCGATACTTGAACACGTCTTCCTTGACAAGGAATTCTATGACTTGCATCCTGAGCAGTTTCGAAAACTTGTTTACCAGTTCCTGGGTGTTCATTGAGCGTCTCCGTTGTCGAAGATTGAATGGGTGAAGAATTCGGTGCGGGCGTCAAGTTCCTGCTGCTTGAACGACTTGTTGTTCTTGGGCGCGTTCGCGTTCTCGAGGCGCTTGGCGGTAAGCTTGTTCTCTTGCACCTTCTGCCATACCCAGTTGCCCTTGCGCAGCACGGCCGCGTGGTTCTTGTATTTCTTGAGCGCCTTCGGGTTGTTTTCCAGGTAGGCGTCAAGGATCTCGATGGCGAGAGCCAGGTCTGTTCCGTAGACTTCGCGCAAGTGGTGCCCTTCGGCGTCGGTAAGCATCACGTGCTTGCAGGTGCCGTAAGGTTTCTTGGCGGTATCTTCTGGGAAAAGGTCGGCAGGGGAATCTGCACCGGGCTGTGCTACTTTCGCCAACCCTCTTACGGTTGAGCCCGATGCAGACCCTTGGTTTACCAGAGCCTCTCCGGATGGAGAATCTTGGTGGCTTTGCCGAGCCTCGTCTAAATGTTCCTCGCAGGAAGGTGGCGGATTCCGAAGCGATCCGTTTCCGGACTCGGTCAGTTCATCCCCGGCCTTACGGGTAGGGGCCTCCTGCGAGGGGTTTGTGCTTACTGTACTGGCACAGGATGTGGTAGCAGTGCCGTTGTTGGTTTCTTGGTCGTTAAGTCTGTTCTTGCGGTTTTGATACATTTTGGCGTTGTGCTCTTGAGCGTCGGTCATTCGTGTCGCGGCAATCCCATATTGTTCTTTGATGAAAAAATCTGTCTTAGGGTCAATGCAGCCCGAACAGCAGTCAATGACGGCCTTGCGCCACCAAGCGCCAAGCTTTGCGTCAGTCATTCCCTGGATTCTTGCTGCCATCGCCTGCATATCGAAACTCACGAATTGTGCGATAGTGTTACGCCTGCGTGCCATGCTGCGACTCCTTGAGTCTGGAGTGCATTTCCTTGAGCGCGTCGATTACGATTGCTTTATTAGTCGTCGGTTCGCACTTAGCTGCTCGAACGGCTCGGATGTCGTCGAAGATGGGCGTCATCTCTGTCGGAAGGTGTACTTGTACTGTATCTGCCATTTTTATATACCTTTTTGATTATTAAAATTTAATAATCTCTGTATCATTTTCTCATAATTTAATATTATAATTTCATAATGTCAATATATTTTAGAGAAAAAAAGTATTTTTTTTTGATAAATCATTTATTTAATGGATGTTGATATCTATTTTTGGTATTGTGGACGACGATTTTTTGCAAAAAGTGAATTTAGACGCCTTGCAAAAGGAAACCGGCTTGGATATTGAAGGTATAGGAACCTTCGTGCAGATGAAAAATCCAAGAGGTGTTTATAAATGGGCTAAAAACAAAAATGACGAAAGTGGCACCCGTCCGTCTTACAACGCCATTGTCCGCCTGCTGCAAAAAGGCGCAACCACCAAAACACTTTTCGGAGTTGACGCCGCCACCACCTACCAACCCGCCCCCGAACCCGCTGAAAATCGCGAACCCATCGACTACCAGGACCCGAAGTTCCTCGCCGCCCTCGAAAAAGGAATGGCCCTGATCGAGGAGCGCAAAAAACAGGGAATCAAGTAAGCTGTTCGACTTGTTGTTTTCAACTTGATTTTGGATTCAGCATTGTGTATATTTTCGGCATGGAAACTAAGAGTATTCACGAAATTGCTCTTGATTACTTTATCGAGCATCAGAATGAGCTTGTCAAAAAATACAACGGCAAGTGTCTGCTGATGCGTGGTGCTGAAGTTGTCGGCGCTTTTGATTCCATGCTCGATGCGGACCTTGAAGGCATTCGGCTGTTTGGTGACGGGAACTTTTCTTTGCAGAACTGCATTCCTGGCGAAAAGGCCTATACCGTCTGGATCAACATTTTTCAGTAATGTCTAAAATTTTTCACCAGTTCGATTCTACTTGCATATCTTGAATCGTTCCGGAAAGACGGTTTTTGAATTTGAAGCCGACTAGGTGTGGCGGTTTAGAGCAGTTCCCGTATCAATAGCATGGCCTCTTCGACGGTGAGGTCTTTTTGCGAGAGCTTGATTAGGATGGCGTAGATGTAGCCAAGTGTCTCTGCGTTTTTCATGCGTCCTCTGCGAATTCCTAGTGTTTTGGTGTAAATATAATACATTTTGTCTAATAATTATACATTTTGTCAAATTTTTTATAAAAAATTATACATTTTGTCAAATTATGTACTATATTTAGGACATGGTAAACATTCAAGGATTTATCGACCGCGTAGGAATCGCGAACCATTCCGAACTCGCTGCCAGGATCGGGGCCAAGAAACCCACGGTGGACTCGTGGTCTTCTGGTGCGAGGACGCCAACTTATGACATGTGCGTCAAGCTGCTGGAACTCGGCATGACCGTCGAGGAACTTTTCGGAAAGCCTTACCTGTCGAGCGTAGGAAAGGCTCACGAGGCTCTTGACAGCAAGGTGGAAGACGCTCTCAAGCGCATGTTTGCGAAGATCGGAAAATTTTAACTACTGAAGGAGACCTCTATGGATCACAAGGAATACGAAGCCGCCCTCGAAAAGGGCATGACTATAGCTGCCGACCATTTTGCCGAGACGGAGCTTGCCATTTGCAAGGGCAAGCGGATGGCGCTTGAAAACGTGCTGGACTGGCTCACCGTTTGCGTGGCTACAGCCCGCAAGGACCTGGAAAAGAGCCGTGACCCTGCAGGCGTGCTCGAAACGACCTTGAATGCCATGGACGCCATGCGTACCGTTTACGATAAAAAGCTTTCAAGCGACGTGCGTCTGGTTTCGAAATCCGTCGCCGAGAAAACCTAGATGCAGGATAGGCCCCTTTTCTGCATCGTGGCGAGTCGCGCCGAGGCCGCCAAGGCCAAGCCCGACATGGGCAAGTACAGCCCCAAGGAACTCGCCGCCAAGGAAGGCGTCAAACCCAAGACCGTCTACACTTGGGTTCGCGCTGGGCTCCCGGCGCTCCGCCACGGGCCCAAGGGCGACATCGAGATTTATTACCAGGATTACGTGCACTGGATGATCGAGTGCGCCCGCTTGCCCGATTGCAAGGTCAAGAACGTGCCTGTTTGGGCCTACTGGTTTGTCCGCGCTGAAGGCTGGAAAAGCCCCTGCGAACGTGTTTAAAAAAGATGTTGCGCTTTTTTAAAAATTTTTGATTAAATTTAAAGATTTTTGAAAAATCTATTGGCAGTTAATGTGAAATTGCTATATTTCTTTTTAGCGACGCTCTGATTTCTTTCAGAGACTGGCCTCCTGCGGGAGGCATTTTTTTTGGAGTTTTTTATGAAGGTTCCCGTTCCGGCGGGGCTTTTTTTTTGCATTGCAAAAGAAAAGTTGTTCCTTTCTTTAAAAATTTTGATTATTTTAGATTATTTTTAAAAATTTTTGATTTTTTTATATTTTATTTGACAATCATAAAGAAAAAATTGATATATTTGTAAATGAAACAGAGGTTTTAACTATGGATACGGATTCCTAATGTGAATCAGCTTAGAAGAACTTTTTATCTGAAAGGAGATGTTAATCATGGGAACTGATATGTAATATGGCTACGAAAGCCTTTTCTTTTTTATCCGTATTATTCAGATCTACGCTAGGTGTTATTTGTCAGGCGTCTTCTGTAATTGGACTTATAGTCTTGTTTGTCGACAAACCTTGGGCCGTTTACGTGGCCCTTTCTTTTGTTTGTTTGTCGCTGATTTTGTTTGTTGTTGCGTTTTTGTATTTGGTCTCGAAAAGGGCTGAAAACAAGTATCCTGAAGGATTCAAAAGAATCGCGTCATTTTGTTTTTACAGGACTGAAGATTGTGAAAATATCACTTGCACGACAAAAAGAATTATCCAAAGCAAGAGTCTGTGCTTGTCAGAAATAGAGCATAAGTTTAAATGGACTGGCAGGCGTCTTCCTGAAGTCACGGCGGGGAAACACAAAGTCGTTTCAAAAGTTACTGCAAATAACTCTGGCGATTATGATTTTGACGTTGCAAAAATTAAACTTGCCGAACCGTTGCTTTATGATGAATCGAGTGTCATTTGTGTAAAAACTGTTGTAAATGATTCGGACCAGGTGTCTAAGCCTTTTCTTGGGACAATGGTTGAACATCCGGTAGGTCATCTTGTTTTTAGCATTCTCCTGGGGTACAAGCCAGACTCCTTTACGGAACCGGCTACTTTGCATCGTAAAAAAATAAAATGCGATTTAGCGGAGTTTGAATTTGTGGAAGAAATTCCTTTTGACACAAAACATAAAAGGTATTACGCGGAATATGAAAATCCCGAAATAGGGTATTTGTATAAGATTGAATGGAAAAGGTGAAAAATATTCAATCTATGCTTTACTGGTCGCCCCGTTCCGGCGGGGCCTTTTCTGTTTGCGGTCGGTTCGGCTGCCGATTGCCCGGCACCAGCAAGAAAGAAAAAGTACCAAAAAGAAAGAAGTATTATCAAATACTTTATTTTTCTTTATATAAATAAATATTATCCTTTACTATAAGTAATATAGTTAAGAGTCAACCCCCTATTTCAACTAGTTGAAATTTTAAATTTAAAGTTTTGTATTGCCCGAAAATTGGCGTTTTTGTGTAAAAAGTGAAAGAATTTAAATTTATTTCAACAGGTTGAAATTTTGTAATTGTCAAAAATTGGCGGTGTTGATGTTTGCGGGTGGCATTCTGCCTGGTTCGATACCCTGTTTGCAAGGGCCTCGTTAGGCTTATGGCAAATTATAGCCTATACGCGCGTTCTGCGGCCCTCTTGCATCTGGGCATGGTTGTGTGCGGACGGAGTAAAAAGAGAACGCTGCGGGCCGCGCTGGGCGGCTCGCTTTGCCTGCCTGGGTTAAAGTTCAGGGTTAAACGCCGTTTTCGGCCGATTTTGTGTGGCCTGGCCTTGTCCGCTGGCTTACCTACGGCGTTGTTTTACCTTGACCGCCTATTCCTTAACCTAAACTTTTTAACCTTCAACAAAGCGTAATTCCTTGTAAATAAAGGGATTGTGCGTGGTGTTGTGTGTTGAATTTTACTTTTGCGTTTAGTGGGGTGGTTAAGTTTTTAACCGAATGATTTAATTTTTTTTCCCGTTTCGTTTTGTAACGGGCACCCGCCCCCACCCGGGTGGGGTACCCCCGGGGGTCAAAAGAGTTGCTAGGGGTGGGGGTGCCAAATGGGGTGAGTCCGACGCGCTGAATCCGGCGTTTGATTGGGTTTTTCGTTTGGGTTAAGGGGCTCCCGTTTTTCTTGTGCCGTTTTCGTTGCGTTTTTTTAACGCAATAGGTAAAATATCGGGTATGAACTACCCGAAGTCAAAACACAGCTATCCGGACGCCGATCTTTGCAACGCAACCGCGCTCAGGGCGCATTTGGGCGTTTCGGGAGCTGCAATTACCAAGGCAACTTACAGCGGACGCCTGGATACATACGAGAACTCAAAGGGAAAGCGGATGTATCACCGCATCTTGAGCGTGCAGCAGTTCCGCGAGAACCGTGACCGTCGCCATGTGACGACGGTCACGCAGGGGCAAAGAAGAATGGGATTCGATGACCTGACTGCCCAGGCGGTGGCGCACGATGCCGAATTCGATATGCCTTCGGAAGCCGTTGGCGAACTGCAGGATCTTGATGCCGCTGCATTGAAACGTGGCAACCTGGCCGTTTCGAAGGCCGAAAAGGAATTCCAGATGGCACGACTTGCGAAGCTCCGTGCCGACGAAATGGAGGGCCGACTTGTCGATAAGGCAAAAGTTGCCATCAAGGTGTACCAAATCGGGGCGGATGTCCAGGAAAAGATTATGACTGTCTATTCGTGGCTAGCTCCCGAAATTGTGGGGTATTTCCGCGAATTGATGGTGGCGTCGGGTATGGAAAACCAAAAGGTGGTTGACCTTACTATGGAATCTTCGCATGAAATCGGAGAAAAGATTCGTAGAGCCTGCCTGCAGGCTTTAAAGGACTTGACAGAAAAAAACGAGGCGAATATCCTGGATGGTTAATGGCGATGTAAGCAATTCGCCTGTACTTGAGGCGAACGCAAACATGGTGGCCAACAACCTGTTGGCCGGTTTGAAACCGCCTCCGGATATGACCATCAGTCAATGGGCCGAAGAATACCGCATTCTTTCCGGAAGCGCATCGAGCGAACCTGGCCGCTGGAGCAACGCCCGAACGCCTTACCTTGTCGAAATCATGGATGAGCTCTCGCCGCAAAGTTCTGCGACGGATGTCGTTTTCATGAAGGGCTCGCAGATTGGCGGCACCGAAGTGCTCATCAATACGGCGCTTTACTACATCAAGCATTGTCCGTCGCCGATTGGCCAGTTTCAGACCACCGAACAGACCGCCAAGAGGTTCCTGAAACAGCGTGAGAACCCGGCTTTTACGGCAATGGGTATCGACAAGCTGTTCTATGGCGACGAAATGTACCTCAAGGAATTCCCGGGCGGGGCCCTGATTACCGGATGGTCGAATTCTCCTTCGAACTTGCGTTCGATGCCGATACGAATTGCGCTTTGTGACGAAATATCCGAGTGGGCGAAAGATTGTGGCGGTCAGGGTGACCCGTGCGAACTTGTCAAGCGCAGAACGACAAACTTTCCGCGAAAAAAACGCTTTTGGAACAGTACGCCTGGAATTGACGGCGAATGCAACATTACCGAAAAGTTCAGGCTTGGCGACCAGCGCCATTATCAGGTGCCATGCCCGCATTGCGGAGTCTTGCACAAGTGGCAGTGGTCGAACATCGTGTGGGACCGCGATGCCGAAGGTAATCACCTGCCGCGCACTGTGCGAATGCGTTGTCCGCATTGCGGCAAGGAATACGGCGAACATTACAAGACGGACCTGATGGCTCAAGGTCAATGGGTTGCCGAAAACCAAAACGGCGCTTACCCGAGCTTCCATATCAATGCGCTTTACAGTCCGCTTGGGTGGTATTCCTGGGAAAATGCCGTAACCGACTTTTTGGAAGCCCAGGGCGACGTGAACAAGATGAAATCGTTCACGAACAACATCTTGGGCGAGGCGTGGAACATCGATGGAGGAATGCAGGTTGACCAATTTGGGCTGATGGAGCGTTGCGAAGATTATGATGCGGAAGTCCCTGAAGGCGTGCTCGTGCTTACCGCTGGTGTCGATACTCAGGATGACCGTCTTGAAGTTGAAATTGTCGGTTGGGGTGTCGGCCTTGAGTCCTGGGGAATCACGAACAGGGTCTTGGTGGGTGATCCGTCGCAGCCGGCTGTTTGGGAGCTGCTGGACAATATCTTGAAGGCCGGTTACATCAATTCGGAGGGTAACAGGATGTATGTGGCGTCGACGTTGATTGACGCGGGCGGTCACAAGACGGACTACGTGTATCGATTTACGGCCCAGCGGGAATGGCGAAACGTGTTCGCGAGCATTGGTAAGGCGGGAATAGGTAGGCCCATTGCGTCAAGGCCTCGCGAAACGAAAAAGTCAGCGATGATTGGAGCGAGCGTCGTGCCGGTCGGTGTCGATACGGCAAAGGACCAGCTTTTCGACTGGTTGACGAAAGAACGTGTCTGTGCGGGCTATTGCCATTTTCCACGAAACGACGAATACAACAACGAATTTTTCGCGCAGCTCACCGCTGAAAAGCGTGTCAAGCATTACGTGCGTGGAAACCTGGTGTGGGGCTACAAAAAGACAAGAGAACGAAACGAAGCCCTCGACCGTCGAATCTATGCACGTGCGGCCCTTGACCTTATCGGCGTGGATGTGGACGCGATGGCCGAAAATGGCGTGAAGTTCTTGCGGAACGTGTCTGAACCATACGTTCCGGAAAATCAGGGCCGTAGAACAATTAGCAGCGGGGTAAGCGTATGAGTACGATCAAGTGTACATTGGACAACCTGGCAAAAACCTTGGAAAAGGAAGTCCAGAAAGAAGTCAAACAGGCAAAATTTGCCGCCATGAAGGCGCTGAATAATGTTGCTTTTAAGGCGAGAGATAATTTGATTAAGAACTACAATGCGTCTTTCAAGGTTCGGAATAAAAGTCTTCCGAAAGCGGTTACTGTCAAAAAGGCAACAAAGGAAAATCTTCAGGCCGAAGTTGAATTTCCGAAAGATTGGATGGAAATAAATGTTAAGGGCGGGACTAAGCAGGCTGATTCAGGGAAAAACTTGGCGTTTCCATCTGACAAACTTGAAGGGGATTCCCGCTTGCAGTCCGGAAAAATCAAGCAAACGAAACGTCCTGCGTCTCTTTTGAAATATGCAGATTCACATCAAAAGCGTGGTAAAAATAAAAAAGGCGCTTCAAAGCCTCATGCCTTCAAGACGAAGGGAAAGCATGGCTACGAAGTAATTGGTATTCGTGACGGTAATGAGACGAAGTGGCCGTATTCAATACAAAAAACAGCGAAAGTTCCTAAACGGTGGGATTTTTACGGAATTGTCAAGAAAACTGCTGAACGGAATTTACCCAAGGAATTCGAAAAGGAGTTCAAAAAGGCGATGGAAACGGCGAAATAGCCTTAAAAATCTTGTGTCAAAATTGTGGAAAAGCGTTAAACCGTCGTGTAAATTTGGATTTGTATGGCTGCATTGCATTCGGTAGAATTTTGTCAACAGATGGTGAGCGAGTACCAGCACGCTCTTTCAAAAGTGCTTTTGGGTCAAAGTTACTCCATAAATGGCCGCGCACTTACCCGAGTGAACCACAACGAAATTTTGGAAGGCCTTAAATACTGGAATGACGAGCTTGCAAAGGCTAAAGCTGCCGAAGGTGGCGATGTTGGCACAATCCGATGCCGGAGGGTGATTATTCATGGCTAACTATAGCCCGACAATTCCGTGGAAAGGTGCCGATTTTATTGGCGATGCCCTGAAAACGTTTTTGTATTCTCTCGGTTCTGCCGATGCTGATTTGGCCGAAAGTCGCGATGTTCTTGAATATCGGTCGCGTGCGCTTTATCAGAACGCTCCTTTTGCCGGTGCAGCGGTTGATACGAAAGTTATCAATGTTGTCGGTTCGGGTCTGTCTTGCCGTCCTTCGCCGAAGTCGGAATTCCTGAGTGATGTTTCCCAGGAGAAAATCAAGGAATTCGGTAAAAAGGCGCGTGGGCTTTTCGAGCTTTGGGCTGCATCGAAAGACTGTGACGCCGAGCGCGACAAGAATTTTTACCAAATGCAGGAACTTGTAATGAAGACCAAGGCAATCTGCGGTGATTGCTTTGCGTTGAAATGTTGGCACAATGTGCCTTCTTCTGCCTTTGGTCTTTGCTACAAACTCCTGGAAGGTAACCGTTGCAGAAATCCGTATGACAAAAGCGATACTAGGGAACTTGCGATGGGCGTGGAAAACGACAAGGATTCCGTGCATATCGCTTATTGGTTTACCAAGTATCCGGATTACGATGTCGGCGGTTTGGGCAGGTATTGGGAGTCGGTGCGTGTGCCGACTTATGACGCTTTCGGTTTCCGGAATGTTGTGCATGTTTTCAAGTCTGACCGTCCGAACCAGCGTCGTGGCGTTCCCTGGCTTGCTCCGATTATCCCGATGATTAAGCACCAGGAACGGTTCCAGGATGCAACCTTGATCAATGCCATCGTGCAGTCGATGTACACGGTGTTTATCAAGTCGGCTGAATCCACGGTTCCGAATAATTTTACCGGGAATGTTCAGGGTAAAGAACGTGTTACGCCTGAAGCGGGTCCTAAAGCTGCTGCTGAACTTGCCGCGGGAAATGTAATCGAGCTTGGCAAGGGCGAATCCATTGAAGTTGCCGATGCAAAAAGGCCTAATTCAGATTATCGCGATTACATGCGCGAAGTCTGCATGGAAATGGCTTCTCGCCTGAATATGAGCTATGAACAGGTGCTCAAGCACTTCGAAGGATCTTACAACTCTGTTCGCGGCGCAATTCTTGAAACCAAGAAAATGTTCGATATCGAACG